CGGCCAGGGCGATCAAGGATGAAGTACAGCGCCTCTGCGATAACGCAGGAATCGCTCTACTGGATCGGCTCCCAAGGGATTTGGCTGCTGACACGCAATCGTTTTACGACGGGCTCAGGGAAGGAAACGTACATATGCAAAAAGACGAACCGCTATATCACGCAATCCTAGATTCTCGGAAGAAGGACATTGGGGACCTTTGGTTAGTGGCTCGTCGGCACATGATCCAGGACGCATCGCCTATCATTTCCGCCATTCTGGCGTTCGGCCAGGCCCGGGCGTTGTCCGAGGTGCCAACTCTCAAAGAGTTAATACACTTCTAAACAGCCAGAAATCTGCTAAGTTATTAGGTGACCGCTTTGGGAGTGTGCTTTGCTGTTGGGCACCTTGAATAATTTATGAGTAGATTCGCATGGGCGCAGCCCAATAATAGGGCCATCGAGCAGGTCACAGATATTGGTTTAGCGTTCAGTGCCGCTCAGTCAGATCTCACAAGCTATTCCGACCAGTCGATCCCGGCCGTTTTTCGTGCCGTTCAGTTCATTGCGGACTCCGCCGCCTCGCTGCCAATGGAGCAATACAACGGGAGAGTATTGACAGCCGCCCAGCCGATTCTCACAGCGCCCAACCCCGCTGAGATTTACCACGACTCACTCTCGAAGATAATGCTCAGTCTATTGTGGCGAGGAAACGCCTACCTGTGGATTAGAACCCGAGACGGTGCCGGGAACCCCACTACAGCCTACGTTTTGAATCCAGACGAGGTGACTGTTGAGTGGGACAGATCAAAGCTCTTTCCTCTGTATTCCTGGAGAGATACAGGCATGGTTGTTGATAGCGAAATCCTACATATTTCTATCAACAAAGGGCCCGGGCAGCTCCTGGGTGTTGGCCCCATAGAGGCAGCACGGAACACTTTGAGCGGTGTTAAAGCAGAGAACAATATGGCAAGAGAGCTTTTCGAGAACAACGCTTCACCCTCTGGTCTACTAAAGGTGCCCTGGAAAGTAACTGGCACTGAGGCAAACGAGATCCAAGAGGTTTGGGAAACAAAGCACCAAGGCCGCAAGCGCCCAGGAGTGGTATCAGGTGGTATCGAGTGGGAGCAACTCACTATCAACCCTGTTGACGCTCAATTTATAGAGCAACGCAATTTCTCAGTCCAGGAGATAGGCAGAATGTTCGGCCTTTCAGGGTTCTTTCTCCTGGTGTCTAGTGGTGACTCCATGACCTACAGCACCACGGAGTCGCTGTTCAGAATGTTTCTGACGACTACTTTGAGACCCACGTTTCTCGAACGTATAGAGCAATCCTTCAGCAGGCTGCTCCCCACTAACAACACCGCCCGCTTCAACGTGGATGAAGTACTCAGAGCGGACCTAGAGGCCCGCTACCGCGCATATCAGCTTGGCATTTCGGCTGGAGTGCTCACTAAGAACGAAGCCCGAGCTCTGGAGGGCTTAGAGGCTTTGACTGGTGGAGATGCCATCGAAATAAACACGTCCCAAAATATTGGAGCCATTAATGAATGACGATATTGTATATCTGGACGCCCAACCTATGGAGGTGCGCTCAGTAGAGAAACGACTAATCAGTGGCAGAATTGTGCCGTATGGTGAAGTGATTAATATCAGGGGACGCTCCGAGTCGTTCGCTCCAGGTGCACTGGCTGACATAGACGCCAGCACAGTGAAGCTCCTAGTACACCACGACAACACCAAGCCGATTGGCAAGATGGTGGAGCTCGAAGAGCGCACAGACGGAGCGCACGCCACTTTTCGCGTTTCCAAGACCCGAAGAGGGAACGAATTTTTAGAGTTGGCCGCAGATGGCGTTATGGCCTTTTCACCAGGTTTCTACACTGGTGAACAGTCGGCCTCTGGAGTCCACACCCGTATTAAGTCAATGCCAGAAACTTCTCTAGTAACTTTCAGTGCTTACCAAGGTTCCGAAGTGCTAGCCGTAAGATCAAACCAGGAGGAAGAAATGGAAGAAACAATAGTTCAGGAGGCCACACCAGTGGTCGATCTGGCACCGATCAACACCCGAATGGACGCTTTCGGAGCGACCCTGGAGCGTCTTGAAACCGCCCAGGCTGCACCGCCTGCCACCAGAGCTCGAACCAGTGCGCCTACGCCTTTACAGTGGTTCGCAGCTCAGATCGAGGGAATCGCAGGCAAGACCACCGAACGGCGTGACAAGCTGGCAGCATCGTTTGATGCGTTCCAGAGCCGAGCAAGAGCCGGTGACCTCACCGACCTTGAAACCCGAGCTCTTGCCGACGTTGTCGGTGGCGGAGTTCAAGCCGGTGACTCAAGCCCCGCTGATGACCTTTCCGGGTTAGTCATTGAGGAACTGATCACCTCGCAGCTTGTCAACGTGCTCAGCACAAGGCGGCCAATGTTTGACGCTTTGGGGACTATGGGAATGCCACGCAGTGGATATGCCAAAATTCCAACCATCACACAGCACACGTCTGTCGCCGTTAGTGCTGGCCAGAAGGTAGAAGCGCCTAGTCAGTCGCTCATTTCCACTAACGCTTCGTTTGAAGCCAAGTGGATCAAGGGCGCAGTTGACATCTCGCTAGAGGTGCTCGCCACCGCAGAAATGGACGTGCTTGGCTTAGTGTGGTCTGACCTATTGGGATCATATGCCGCCGCCACCGAGTCTGATGCCAGCGCTGGAGTGGTTCCGCTTATCGAAACGGACATCGGCGGAACGTACACGGGTACAGCCCTTGACACGTCCACCTATGCACTGTTTATTGCTGACGTGGAGGCTCAGGTGGATGTCATTGATGACGCCGCCGGTGACGTTCCAACACGGTTGGCAGTTACTCGTGCTCAGTGGTCCGCTCTGGTGGCAATGGTTGACGCTAACGACCGCAGAGTCTTCTCCACTATTGGAGCTGCAAATGCGGACGCTGAAGTAGGACTTACAGCCCGATCCTTCTCGCTGCCAGGTGGCATTGAGGTGTTCAAGGTAAAGGGACTCACTCAGGCGCTGCTGTTCAACCCACGTTCTCTGTTGGTTGCTGACTCAGGGCCATCAAGAGTCGAGGCCACGAACGTTGCCTTGATGGGTAGAGATGTTGGAGTGATAGGGCGCACCATGCTGGTGCCTCGCATTCCCGCAGGCCTGGTCTACTTCGGTACAGCCCCATAAACAATGGCTGACGTTGGTGATCTTGTAGTTGAAGCGTATCCCCTTACAGGGGCTACTAAAATCGTGGCTGAGGAATCAACCGTCTTTGGATGGATTGAGATTCTGAACACGGCCTCTATCGGCACTTACCCTGCCTATACGCTCAGCTATGAGATCACCACGACCACCGAACGGCCTCTATTACGCTATAAGTGGGAGCTGGGAGCCACTTCGACGATTTGGCTCTCACCGCTCTCGCTGTCAGTTGCAGCGACCGACGAGGTGACCGCAAGGCTCACTCAGGCTGTACTCGCTAAGGCTGTTCGCATACTGCTGCTCGTTGAGGCACCGCTAGGAACCTTTGGGGAGTTATCAGAGTTCGGCCAGGCGGCAGTACGGCCCGACTACCAACAAACAGAGCTCCTGTACGGACTCAGGTTCGTAAATTGGGCCGATGACCTTTCGACCCTAGTGAGCACCAGCGACGTGATCCGTGCTGGCCTCCAGGCTCCGCCAGCAGACTTCCCGTCTGCGAACCTGCCAGACGTGACCAGAGCCATAGATGCTGCCGCCAGCTGGGTGGGCTCTGAGCTTCTAGACGGTGCAGGCATCGCATGAGTATGATTACCAACTTAACCGACGGCCTAGCCGAGGAGTTCGCAGACGAAATAGTGTTCACCGCCTCACCGCCTGCAAATGTGTCGGTGCCGTCTGTTATAGTGTCGCCCGCCGACCCGTATCTGTTGCCGTGGTCCTACGGTAGTGTTCAAGAGCGGTGGGACGTGCTGGTAGCGGTAAGCTTAAAAAATACCGCTCTCGGGCTCGCACAAATGAGAGATATTTCCCTCAGGGTCCAAAACGTCGTTACCTCTGTGGGAGCCACATGGGTTTCAGCCTCAGGGCCAAGACGCCTAATTGATGAGCAAGGGCGCAGCAGTGTTATAAGCTCAAATTTAGTCACATTTCAATATCCACCACCATAGATTCACACTTAAGGAGCCATCTCAATGCCAGATCCAACATTCGTAGCCGGTTATTTGGGCGTCGTAAGCTTTGACAGCAACGATGTTTCGGCAATCGCTCATGTAACCAAGTTCGGACGGTCCCGCGGGGGACTGACGAAAAAGACATTCGGAAACCGCTATCAGTTTGCAATCGGCGGCCAACGAGAGTTTACCTTTTCAGCCAGCGGCTCGATTTCAGCCGAGCAGATAGCAGCCATAGACGCAAGCTATGAGACCGACGAGCCAGTCGCATTTTCGCTCCAGATTGGAACGGCGGCCGGAGACACTGATGCTGGTGTTTACACCGGTAACTGCGTTCTCACAACGCTAGATATTGATGGATCAGCCGATGGGCAATGGTCATTCTCTGTGGACGCCGTTGGAACTGGTACCCCAACTTATACCGCTGCCGTCTAAGCGCTAATGGGAGCTCCCTTTTGGAAGAAACAAGTGCAATCAGATTCGAGCTCGAAGGTGCTCGGGAGCTTGTCAAGGCACTCAGAACCATCGACAGGGATCTGCCCAAAGAGCTACAGAAAATCCATAAGTCGATTGCCGAGCCTGTCGCCGAGGCAGCTCGTCTAAAAGCACCCGTCGGCAAAACTGGAAGGCTAAAGCGCTCGGTCAAGGCCTATGGGACACAGCGAATTTCTGCAATTGGTGCGGGTGCAAGACTGCTCTATGCGGGTCCCATACACTATGGATGGCCCGCTCACAATATTGTTGCACAGCCATTTCTTAATACTACGCTGACTGAGAACCAGGACAGTATGATTAATAATTATGAAACCGAGCTTGATGATTTCATCCAAGGGGTCTGGGAGCAATTATAGAAGGGCACCAAATGAACCGGATAGACATTGAGATAACCAATAGTGATGGTACTGCTGAGATTTTCGCTCTCGACCTCGATCTGGAGTCCCTGACCATGAGAGAATCAGTCGTACTTGAAACCACTCTCGGTGGGGAGCGCTTTGACCTCCTGATGTTAGGAAAAGCGGAAATGCGGCCCTCCGTGATCCAGGCGCTGCTGTACGCCAAACTCAAAACAGATCGCCCAGATTTGGAGCTAGATAGCTTTGACGTGGACCTAACCGCCCTTTACGAAGTGCTCGGGGGCGACGATGACCCAAAAGTACCACAACTGCTACAGCAGAGCGGGTGATAGCCAATATGCCTACCCTCTCCTACCATTTTGGGCTATCACCCAGTGACGTTTGGAATATGACTCACCGCGAGTATCAGTCATATCTCAAAGCCGTGGCAAAGATCAACCAGGAGATGAGCTAAATGTCCAAGTCGGTCAAGGTCAACCTGCTCGGTGACGCCACCAAGCTGAATAAAGCATTCACAGATTCACAGAGCTCGGCTGAAAAGTGGTCTGGCAAGATGACCGATGCTGGTAAAGCGATGACGCTCGGGCTAACGCTCCCCATTGCTGCTGGTGCAATCGCCGCCTTCAAAATGGCTTCTGACGTGGACGAGTCACTTTCTCAGGTGGGTCAGGTGTTCGGCGACGAAGCTGGGAAAATCATCACCGCATCAGAGAATATTAACGACTCCTTTTCCCAGGCTGACTTCCTATCATACGCAGGTAATATTGGGGATATCGCACAGGGGTTGGGAATCGCTGCTGATGAGAGCGACGATATGGCCGTCTCGATCCTTGATCTTTCACAAGACCTTGCGTCTTTTAAGAATCAACCAGTAGAAAAGGCAGTAGACGCGGTAACCGCCGCACTAACAGGCGAGCGGGAACAGCTCAAGACCCTGGGCATTGTTATAAAGGACACTGACGTTAAGCAAAGAGCGCTAGAAATGGGACTGTGGGACGGTGAAGGCGCTCTAGACGCAGTCACTACAGCTCAGGCGACGATGAGCCTGATTACAGAAAAGTCAGTTCTGTCTGTTGGCGATTTTGATCGCACGTCTGAGGGTGCTGCAAATACGACAAAGATCGCAACCGCCAATCTCAAAGACATGGCCGCCAGCCTTGGCACGCAACTGCTCCCCATCGGTGAAAAGCTACTTACCTGGGTCAGTGACGTCATCAAGAAATTTACCAACTTAACCGACGGCCAGAAAAAGGTCGTGGTCGCCATTTTGGGTATTGTCGCAGTCGTTGGCCCGTTGCTGCTAATCTTCGTTGGGGTTATCGCGATATTTACGCAGGTCGGCATAGCCTGGGGGGTGCTCCAATTGGCATTCGCAACAAACCCTTTCGTCTTCCTAGCTATAGCAATCCTTGCAATCGCTGCGCTTATCTACCTCAACTGGGACACGATAGTGACCTATTTTTCCGACGCATGGGAAGACATAAAGGGATACGCAACAGACGCAGCCGATTTTCTAAAAACCACCTGGGACGATATAATCACGTGGTTCACAGAACTACCAGAACGGTTTACAACAGCCGTAGGTGGCCTATTTGAAGGTCTAAAAACGACCTTTAAGGACGCAGTTAACTGGATAATTGGCAAGTGGAACGATTTCAAAATTGAGTTCAACATACCGTGGCAGCTCGGTGGGGGGACTATCACAATTGACACCCCCAATATTCCAAAATTTCACGGCGGTGGCGTATTCCGAGCCCCTGGCGGCGCTTCTGAGGGTCTGGCACTGCTCAAGACTGGTGAGCGGGTACAGACGGAAGCCCAACAACGCTCGGCCCGCACCGGCTCTGGCGGCCAGGGGATCAATCTCACAGTTAATGCCGGCATGGGGACTGACGGCTACGAGGTTGGCCGACAAATAGTTGTGGCCCTACAGCAGTATCAGCGCTCCGTGGGAGCGTTGCCGCTCCTAGTCAAGCTCCTCTAATGTCAGATATCGGCCAGCCGCTCTCCTGGTTAGGTGGCAAAATTGGCCTGCTAGTGGAAATTGCGACCTCCGTTTCTCCAGGCGGGGGCATATGGGACACGTCTACCTGGGACCCTGGAGGCACCGGTACATGGAACCTCTCTGGTGGCTTTGAGTACGAGGATATAACCGAGCACGTAGAGAAGGTCCAAATAAGGGGAGGCCAGGAACGGTTTGACGCACGGTTCTCTACAGGATCAGCCCGAGTTACTGTGGATAACACCACGGGCTTATTTACGCCCAACGCTGGCGCTGACCCATGGAGCGCACCGTTTCGACCTGGCAGAGTGGTCCGCATTTCTGTTATTCCAGACCTCACCGATTTAGCCACGACGGTCGCTTTGTTCACAGGCCGCATTGATTCCTCAAACGATCGATACACGGCTCAGGGAGCTGACATTACTACCGACTTAAACCTGATCGGACCATTGGGAACCTTGAGCGCCTATGAGCCCCTAGCGCTCGCCGTCGCCACCGGAGCTGAAACTACCGACGAACGCATCGAAACGGCCTTAGATCGCATGTCAATACCCGCTGGGGAGCGTTCAGTCCAGACGGGTATCAACAACGTGGTGACCAGCTACCTGGACCAGTCAGTGCTGGAGGAATGCCAACGTGCGGCGGACGCTGAGGGTGGAGCGTTCTTTGCGGACGGCGAAGGCGTTTACACGTTTAAGGCACGCAACTGGCTAACCACCGATACACGCTCTACCGTGATTCAGGGGTATATTGGTTTCGAGACTCCCGCTGGATCTCCTAACGCTCACATCATCGGTGACCCGATTACATCCTGGGAGCTGGCCAGGGTCCGAAACTCCATCCATTATATGCGAAACGGCGGGACACGTCAGGTAGAGACTGACTCTGTCTCCATAACGACGTATGGTGAGCGTACTTATGATCGCCTCAACCTCAACAACACAACTGACGCCGAGGTGCTAGCGCTGGCCGTAAGAGCGCTCTCAGTGTACAAGGATTCCGCTGTACGAATAGAGGAGGTGACCATCGCCGCCAATGACGATCCTTCAAACCTGGACCTAAACGCCCTTTTTTATGATACGCAATACGGGGATTTGCTGAGCGTGAATATTCGAACGCTACAGGGTTGGGAATGGAGCCAAAATGTGCATGTCATCGGCGTCACCCATTACATAACGGCTGATGATTGGACCGTGACCCTGACCCTAGATGATTCACTTACATGACTATCATAAGGATATAGATTATGACTGAAATAGCTGACGTAGTACCAACCGGAACCATTGTCGCCACTTGGGGCAATGCTATTAGAGACCGCACCCTTCAGCGATACGACGATGATGCGGATCGCACCTCTGAGCACCCCTCACCCACCGGCGGCGATCTCTCATACCTAGATGACACTGGCGACCTCGCTGTGTATCATAGCTCTGACTGGCGGCCCTTTCTTCCTCCAGGCATAGTGCTGCCTTACGGTGGAAGCTCAGCGCCTACTGGTTTCCTACTTGCTCAAGGGCAGGCTGTAAGCCGTACCTCATACGCTCCACTATTTGCGGTCCTAAGCACCACCTTCGGAATTGGCGACGGCTCTACCACGTTCAACCTTCCTGACCTACGCCAGAAGTTCCCTATTGGCACCGCAGCCTCAGGAACGGCGTCCACCCTGGGTGGAACTGGTGGCGCTATAGATCACACCCACACTGGAGCTTCACACACGCACACTGGCCCATCACACACGCACACCCAGGGCGCTTCTGGAAATGCCAGCGTGGGAGCGGCCAATGGGTCAACTGGCACATCGGGTCTGTACTCATATGACAACCTGCCGGACGCCTCACCGACCTCTAATTCTAAGGCCCATACTCACTCCGCTCCTGCTACTGGAGCCGCTGGAACGGCAGCATCGGGCTCTACCACCCCCGCAACGGGCGGAGGCAATAACCCGCCGTTTTTGACCATCAACTTCATAGTCAAAACATGAGTTACACGGTCCACGAGATCCGGGAAGATGTCCGCCTAATGGAACCCGACATCGCGACCAACACCGCCAACATTGCGACCAATGCCACTGACATTGCTACCAATGCAACTGACATTACGACCAACACCGCTGATATTGCTACCAACACCACTGATATTGGCACCAAGCTGCCGCTTGCTGGTGGCACGCTGACTGGCGCTCTCTTCGCTGCTGCTGGGAGCGCACCGCTCCCCTCATTGTCATTTGATGGTGATTCAAACACTGGTATTTATCAGTATGCTGCCAACCGCATCGGGTTCTCTGCTGATGGCACCTACAGACTGGTTATCGACAGCGGCGGCCTGATCGTAAACGGTACTATCGAGTGCCCAGTTGGTTCCGCAGGCGCTCCTTCGTATACGTTCAACGCCGACATTGATACCGGCATGTACCGTTATACGACCAACGGCCTGGCATTCGCTACAGCAGGAGTTTCTCATTGGCATATCGATGCTGCTGGTGACCTCTGGAATGGTGATGGCTCCACGTCAATCATTACCACAACGCCGAGGATAGCCTTTGACGGTGGCTCCCAGTACGCCATTTTCTCTCGTGCTGGCATCGCTATGTACATCCAGAAGACGGGTGCCAATGGAAACGCGGTCCGTTTCTATAAGAACACAACCATCGCTGGGAGCATCTCGATTAACACGTCCACGACCGTGTACGCCACGAGCTCGGATTACAGGCTCAAGGAAAACCTGCTGCCGATCACCGGTGCGCTCGA